TGGTGGAGTTGCTCGTGAAGTTGGTAAGGGAGCATCAGGTGCTGCTAAACTTGCTGGTCACGTTGCAAGAAAAGGATTAAATGATGAATATATTATGGAATATTTAATTGATGAAGGTTATGCATCTGATGAGAAATCCGCAGAGGCAATCATGAGTGCTATGAGTGAAGCATGGATTGGGAGTATTGTTGAGGCAAAACAAGAAGAAGGAAAAAGTAAAGAAGAAAAACAAAAAATTAGAACTGAAAGAAGTGGTTTTACTGGACCACATGCAAATAATGAAAGAAGAGGGGCGCATCGGGAAAGAGATGAAAGAAATAAAGATCTTGCAGATTTGAGAAAAGGTAAGAAGAAAAATAGTTCATACTTCAGTTATTTGCCCTGAGACCACTTTGCAAACTGGCACACAAGAGGGTCTCACCACCCTCTTTTTTTGTATGATACGTTCATACGCAACAAACCCATGACCGTTCGCCACGAAATCAAATCTCAACTTGCCAAGCTGCTTGCCACGGAAGATCTGATGGTTGAGCACAAGAAGGTAGAGACTGCTCAATTCAACGTTCACACCCGTGTGCTCACGCTTCCTATGTGGGAGAAGGCAAGCAACACTGTATACGATCTCCTGGTGGGGCATGAGGTGGGACACGCCCTTTATACTCCAGATGAGGATTGGACAGTAAACGTAAAGGTTCCTCCGCAGTTTGTGAATATTGTGGAAGATGCCCGTATTGAGAAGATGATGAAGCGCCGTTATCCTGGTCTTGCCAAGACCTTCTTCAACGGATACAAAGAACTTGCTGATGATGATTTCTTCCAAATTGGCGATGATAATCTTGAAACTTATAACCTTGCTGATCGTGCTAATCTGTTGTTCAAGATTGGAAACTATACAGATATTCCGATTGAGTGTGGTGAAGAGACTGAAATTGTCAATCTGATTGGTGATAGTGAAACTTTTGCAGATGTTTTGATTGCTTCAGAGGCACTCTATAAGTATTGTAAGCAGAAGCAACAGGAAGAAACTAAGGTTCAAATTGATAATCTTGAGACTCAATCTTCTGGTGCAAATCAGCAACCTGCATCCGATTTCTTTGATCAAGAGGAAGGTGAGAATGATCAACCCGAATCTGAAGGTTCTGAAGGATCACCATCAAATCAAGACTCTTCTCAACCAGAACAAAAACCCTCTCAAGCACAACAAAAATCTTCTCAATCTAATGAAGGTGGTGAAGATGGTGAACCTGAAGTGAAGACTATGGACAAACTTGAGGAAGCACTCAAGGAACTGGTTAATGCTGATGGTTATGATAATGTATACCTTGAACTTCCTAAACTTGATTTGGATAAGGTAATTGTTCCTAACTTCGAAATTCACGCAAGGTGTAAGGAAACTTGGGATACGTATCTTACTAACTGTGGATATACTCACCAAGAAATTTTTGGTGAAGTTGATAAGCAATTTGTAGAGTTCAAACGCTCTGCACAAAAGGAAGTCAACTATTTGGTGAAAGAGTTTGAGTGCCGTAAAGCAGCAGATTCCTATGCTCGTGCTTCTACTGCCCGCACGGGAGTTTTGGATTGCTCTAAACTTCACACTTACAAATATAATGAAGATATTTTCCGTAAGGTGACAACTCTTGCAGATGGTAAGAATCATGGTCTTGTATTTGTTCTGGACTGGTCTGGTTCTATGTGTGATGTGATGCTCGATACTGTTAAGCAACTCTTTAATTTGATTTGGTTCTGTAAGAAAGTTAGTATTCCTTTTGAGGTTTATGCCTTTACTACGGATTATCCTTTAGTCAAGTATGAAGATGGTAAAGCAAATCTTCGCCAACTTGCTTACAAGAAAAAAGACAGTCTTATTCAGGTTGGGGAATGGTTCTCTATGATGAATCTTCTTACCAGTAAAGTGAATGGTAAGACTCTTGAGGATCAAATGAAGAACATCTTCCGCCTTGCTGCTTCATTTAATTGTAGGAATTATTCTCGATACTCTGTTCCTGTTGGTATGAGTCTTTCTGGAACTCCTCTGAATGAGGCGCTGATTTCCTTGCACCAAATTCTTCCCAAATTCCAAACAGAGAATAAACTTCAGAAGGTTCAGTGTGTTGTTCTGACTGATGGAGAAGCATGTGCGGTTAAGTATCACCGTGAGATTAACAGACAGTGGGAAAAAGAACCTTTTATGGGAACTGCACATATTGGTTCAAATGCTTTTCTTCGTGATCGTAAAACAGGTAATACGTATTCTTTTGATTGTGAATGGCATGAATTTACTGATGTTCTTCTTCACAACTTGAGGGATTGTTTTACTAACATTAATTTTATTGGAATTCGTGTACTTGAGTCTCGTGATGCTGGTTCCTTTATTCGACGCTATTGTGGTTATTATGGTGATGAGCACGATAAAGTAATGGGTGTTTGGAAAAAACAAAAGGCATTTACGATTAAAAAATCTGGATATCATTCATACTTTGGATTTTCTTCCAGCATTCTTTCGCAAGATTCTGCGTTTGATGTTGCAGAAGACGCCACTAAATCTCAAATTAAGAACGCATTTGTGAAAAGTCTCAAGACTAAAAAAATGAATAAGCGTATTCTTGGTGAGTTTGTGGAACTTGTTGCCTGATAAATATTCATAGAATTCTATTAGGATTAATGAGTAGATTTACCGATTTATTCCAAGAACCAGCACCAGCACCCGAACCAACTCCAGAACCTGTAAAGGTTGAAGAGGTTGTGGTTGAAAAACCACTAGTTGCACCAAAGCCTGCCAAGAAAAAATTCACTATGGATTGATGACCAATCTTTGAACTGGCACAGGGGGCACTACGCTGCCCCCTTTTTGCTTCTATAATTACTTTGTTGAAACAAACCACCTAACTACATCATGCCTCGCAAACTTCCTGTGACTGACGCACAACTGATTGAATCTCTGCAGAATCTGTATGGACCAGAAATTACTTCTGGCGATCTCCGAGGTTTTTGTGCTTATCGCAATCTTAACTATCAGACTATTTCTAATAAACTTGCACAATACAAAACTGATCGTGGTCGCTGGAATCTGGAAGTGACTCAAGAACGTGTTGAAGAGATTGAGCGTTCTTACAGTGCTCCTGCAGTTCTCCCCACATCTGAACAAAATCTTATCCCCGACAAAGATGATACCTTCGTCAAGTTTGGTAATTTTAACGATATTAAAAAAATTATTCAGTCCAATATCTTTTACCCTGCGTTCATTACGGGTCTTTCGGGTAATGGTAAAACGTTCTCGGTGGAGCAAGCTTGCGCTCAATTGAATCGTGAACTGATTCGTGTAAACATTACGATTGAAACTGATGAGGATGACCTGATTGGTGGGTTCCGCCTTGTAGATGGTGCTACTGTTTGGCATAATGGTCCTGTCACCGAAGCACTCCAACGTGGAGCGATCCTGCTGCTGGATGAGATTGACCTTGCCTCTAACAAGATTCTGTGCCTCCAATCTGTTCTGGAAGGAAAGGGTGTTTTTCTGAAGAAGATCGGACAATATGTGAAACCTGCCGCTGGTTTTAGTGTGATTGCCACCGCAAACACCAAGGGCAAGGGTTCTGATGATGGACGGTTTATCGGCACCAACGTGCTCAACGAGGCGTTCCTAGAGCGTTTCCCTGTGACCTTTGAGCAATCCTATCCTGCTCCTGCAACCGAGCAGAAGATCCTGGAAGGCGTTTCTCTGGATCTTGGCATGGAAGACCGTGATTTCTGCAAGCGCCTTGTTGATTGGGCGGACATCATCCGCAAAACCTTCTACGATGGTGGTATTGAGGAAATCATTAGCACCCGCCGTCTTGTCCACATTATCCGTGCCTATAGTATCTTCCAAGACAAGGCAAAGGCAATTCAAGTTTGCATCAATCGTTTTGATGACGAAACTAAGCAAGCATTCCTTGAACTTTATGATAAGGTGGATGCTGATTTTAAAATGCCTTCTGAAGGTGGTGAGCACGTAACTTATGACCTTGACCAACCCGCTCCTTTCTGATATAAAATGAACTTGTGGAAAAATTACAAAAACTTTCTTTTTGAAACATTTCCAGATTTGCAATTAGATTGTAATTGGGCAAACTGGACTGGTGATGGTATTAACCTAGAAGCTTCTATCCATACCAGTCCATACATTCTCAAATCTCGTTCTGTTGAAATCTGGAATGAAAAAACCTGTATTTACAACAACATCATTTATCCAAGAACTGGTAGTGATCTTCCATGTTTTGGAATGGATTTAATGTGTTTCTTCCCAAAGAAAGTTGTAATTACCTTTGATTTTCAACATCCCAGAGACAACTATCTTTTTTCTGTTGATGAACTTCCAAAGTGTGAAGGTGGAATTAGGTTTTTTGAACCTGGAAATCACTTCTCGGAAAATCTTTTTGTTAGAAAATGTACTTCTGACGAGGTTGATGATTACCTTGACATGTTTAAAAAGTACTTGACTATTTACAAAAATATGATAGAATCTAAGAAACCCTTAGGATTAGACTTTTCCTCTTATTGTTCTTTTGACAAATATATGAAAGAACTTGATCCAGTTGCTGGTTATCTTTCTAGTAAATTTGGAAAAGAAAAGTCCGAAAGTCTTGTAAACGATTTTCTTTTCTGTTATGGTTAATTCCTGGTCCTTACTTTACGATGAATTAAAAATGTCTGAAAACTTTGAAAGCACTTACAAAGATTCAATTCCAAAATCCAAAGACTATACAGCTCTTGGTGGATCAAATTCTTCGGATACAATTTCCTTCGGAAATACTTATCTTCCTGGTGGAATGTATAATCCCTCGCAAGACTACTGGGATTATGATGGGATTAGTTTTACTGGAAATCCCTATGCTTCGCCCGATGTCCTTACGATGAATTCCTACAACATTAAAATGAACGAAAACACAAATGCAAATGGTTTCTGGAAATACAATGAAGATAAAATCCTGAAACAACTTGAACACTATATTTCTGGTACTTATAATCAACATTATGTTGACCGAACTGGTGGTGGTACTGAACAGACTCTCGATAAAATCAAGCACAATCGTCGTGAAGGATTTTGTGCTGGCAATGTAACCAAGTATATTGACCGTTATGATACTAAAGGCACTCCTCGTGCCGATCTTTTCAAGGTTCTTCATTATACTATTCTTCTGATTAATCATCTGAACCTTATTGAAAACAAGTGAAAACTATGAAACTTTCTGACAACACTCTGACTATTCTCAAGAATTTTGCTAGTATTAACAATTCTATCCTTGTGAAGCAAGGAACTCGCCTTCGCACTATTTCTGTTGCCAAGAACATTCTTGCAGAAGCAGATATCACTGAAGAGTTTCCTCGTGATTTTGCTGTTTATGATCTCAATCAATTTCTGAATGGTTTAAGTCTTCATCAAGATCCTGATCTTGATTTTACAGAAGGATCTTACTTAAGCATCAAAGAAGGAAAGCGTAGGGTGAAGTATTTTTATGCTGACCCGAATGTGATCGTTTCTCCTCCAGAAAAAGAAATTCAACTTCCCTCAAAGGATGTTTGCTTCCAACTGGATAGTGCTTCTCTAGAGAAACTGATTAAAGCAGCAGCAGTTTATCAACTTCCAGATCTCTCCGCTGTTGGTGAGAATGGTGTGATCAAACTTGTGGTTCGTGATAAGAAGAATGATACTTCTAACGAGTATGCCATTATTGTGGGTGAAACTGAAGACGAGTTTACATTCAACTTCCGAGTGGAAAACATCAAGATCATTCCTGGTGCCTATGATGTTGTGGTCTCTTCTAAACTTTTATCACAGTTCACGAATTCCAAGTACAATCTGAAGTATTATATTGCTCTGGAACCCGATTCTACATTCTCTTAATGAACATCTTTGTTACTTCTCCTTGGCCCGCTGAAAGTGCTCTTTGTCTGCCAGACAAGCACGTTGTTAAGATGCCCCTAGAATGCTGCCAAATGCTTTCTATTGTGGCATCTGCTAAGTGGGGGCATGGTTATGGACCTTTGTATAAAAGTGATAGTACTCCTTACAAAACTGAAAAGGGCGCATTCCGCAACCATCCCTGTACCAAATGGGCATTAGAAAGTATTCATAATGCCTATTGGTTAATTAAACATGGTATGAATCTGTGTGATGAGTATGCCCTTCGTTATAGTAAGATTCATTCTTGTTATAATACTCTTCTGCAGGCATACTATCTTTTCCCCAAGGGTAAAATTACTGAAGTAACACCGTTTGTGAGGGCGATGCCTGATGAGTATAAACTTGACGACAGCATTGACACTTTTACTGCTTACAAGATGTATATCGCATCCAAACCTTGGGTTGCATCTAATTATCTTCGTATGCCAGAACGAAAACCTAAATGGATCTAAATTATGACAAGTGAATTTCTTTTTGTGGAGAAGTACCGTCCCAAAGTAATTGAGGATTGTATTCTTCCTGATGATACTAAAAAAACTTTTAAGGAGTTTGTGGCAAAAGGTGAGATTCCGAATCTCCTTCTTGCTGGACCTCCTGGTATTGGTAAAACAACAATCGCAAAAGCATTATGTAATGAATTAGGAGCAGATTATTATGTCATTAACGGATCCGACGAAGGACGTTTCCTGGATACTGTACGAAACCAAGCAAAAAACTTTGCTTCGACCGTCTCACTTACTGGAACTTCTAAACACAAAGTCATCATCATCGATGAGGCTGATAACACAGGCAACGACGTACAACTCTTACTACGGGCGAATATTGAGGCATTTTATAGCAACTGCCGATTCATCTTCACCTGCAACTACAAGAACAAAATCATCGAACCTCTGCACTCCCGATGTGCCGTTATCGACTTTGCAATCAAGGGAAAGCAAAAGCAACAACTTGCAGGATCCTTCTTCAAACGTCTCCAGACGATCTTGGATCAGGAAAAAATTGAGTACGATCAAAAAGTCGTTGCTGAACTTGTATCAAAACACTTCCCCGACTTCAGGAGAGTCCTTAATGAATGCCAAAGGTATTCTACTGGAGGAAAAATAGACTCTGGTATTCTTGCATCTTTCTCAGACGTTTCTGTAAATGAACTTATTAAGAACCTTAAAGAAAAAAACTTTTCCGAAACCAGAAAGTGGGTGGTCTCCAACTTGGACAACGATGCTTCTAGTTTACTTCGCAGGGTTTATGACGCCTGTTATGATTGCCTACTTCCCCAATCTATCCCTGCTGCCGTTCTTGTTATTGCTAAGTATCAATACCAATGTGCGTTCGTGGCTGATCAGGAAATTAACCTCCTAGCAGCATTAACTGAAATTATGTGTGAGTGTGAGTTTAAATGAAAGTTCCATCTAAATCTGAATTGATGCATTATCGGATTCAAGCAGTTATGCGTGAAAACATTTTTGAAGAAGATCAGATGAAATATCTTGGTTTTCGTGATGATGGTAAACATTGGTATCTTATTGCTGGAGAGCATGAAGTATCTGCGGATCAATTTGAAGAAATTGAATTAGTTGAGTAACCAAAATGAATCCCTTTAAAATTTCATATAAAGTATTATATGATGCTCCTGTAAAAACAACACCTACAAATGTGAAAGAGGCAAATGAAGGTCTCTTTCGTGCTAAAATGACTTTGCCTGCTGCTGCTGCCCATTGTGGCATGACGCAAAAGGAAATGAAACTTACATTCTTTGAATACCTAAAGTATAACAAACCTGATTATGAAAATTGATTTTTCCCGCATTAACCTGGCAGAATTTTTTGGTTGTGTTGAAGCAACTAATACAAAACAAATGAAGTCTAATGCCTTTAAAACATTTCGCACTTATTTGCAAGAAAAATCTTTTGCAAAATGGAGCGATGGGCAATTGAGTTATGTTGGTGACTATGAGGATGGTAAAGATTTTGTAGATGACTCTGGAACTTTTTATGAAATGAAAGGTGCTCTAGGTCTTTTCAATGTAAACAAAAGTTGTAAGCGTGTTGTTTTAATTAACAAGCGACCAGGTAAAAGGAAAATCAAAGAACTTAAAAAAGAAGATATTCAAAAAACCTTTGAGTATATGCTTCTTGTCGATACAAAAAATATGACGATTGGATATACTGATTGGGATACTGTATATTCACGCACAGAATGTTGTGGTGCTGGTGCTACTTTCAAACTTGAAAAGGGAGATTATAAAATCTTGGCATCTAACATTACTCCAATTGAGAAAGAAATTGATGCTAGTCAACTTTTGAATATGATTGAGGTCATTCTGTAATGCCTTACACTCAGAAATCTCTTAAAACCTGTTTAAGGTATCCTGGCGGAAAATCCCGTGCTTGTGAAAAGATGGGACCTTATTTTCCAGATCTTCGCAACTATGATGAGTTTCGAGAACCATTTCTAGGTGGTGGAAGTGTTTCAATTTATATCACAAAGAAGTATCCTAACCTAGATATTTGGGTAAATGATTTATACGAACCTCTTGTAAACTTCTGGCAACAACTCCAGATGTTTGGGTACGATTTGAAAAGTGAACTTGTCGATTTAAAGAACGCAAATAATACTCCAGACAAAGCAAGAGAACTTTTCCTTCAATCAAAGGAACGGATCAATGACAAAACTGTGTCAAATTTTGATCGTGCTGTGGCTTTCTATATTGTTAATAAGTGTAGTTTCAGTGGTCTTACAGAGAGTTCATCATTTTCGCCACAAGCATCTAACTCCAACTTCAGTCTGCAAGGAATTCAAAAACTGCCTGGGTATTCTTCGTTAATTTCAAATTGGCGTATAACTAATTACTCCTACGATTATCTGATGGATGGAAACAAGGGTGCTTTTATGTATCTCGATCCTCCTTATGATATTAAGGATAATCTCTATGGGAACAAGGGATCAATGCACAAAGGATTTGATCACGATAAGTTTGCTGCTGATTGTGATGCTAAT